CCTAAGTATACGTATACGTGTTCTTTGTCTATGTAACCTAAAGTAAAATCTATAGGGTACAATGTTTGTATACCGTTACTTGTGTAAGTGCGTATTGTTTTAGCCATTACTCTTGTTCCTTAGCATATGTAAGTAGTGCCGCATGTGCTTTATCAAAGCGTTTGTGTACACCTGAACCATTCTTCTTAGAGCGTCTGTAATCGTTGTTGTCTAACAATTCTTCTGCTGCTTGTTCTGGTTTACTCGCGTTTAAATGTTTTACCCATTTATGACTCGCCTTTAGACTACCTCTATATGCTAAATCCGTTAGTACGTCTTTAACATAACTGGGGTAACTCGCGTAGTTATCAATGTGCTTCTTTGCTGCCGCTTCACGTTCTTTGAATGCTTCTTTAAATGTGGCATCTTTCAAATCACCTGTGCGCCCTGCTCCTGTAGTACTGACTCCTTTAGTATCTATGTAGTCACCCTCTACAAATCCTTCGTGGCGTACCACATACTTCTGTCTATCTGTAAGGTTACCCTCGCGTGATTCAACTTGTTTTACTGCATCCTCACCAAAGGATTGTTTAGGGGTTACTTTTTTTACTAGGAGTACTAGCATCAGAGCCAGTAGGTACTTCCACTTCATCTAATGTCTCACGTATACCAATAGATAGCGCTTCAAACAACGCTAAGTTATTTAAAGGTATTGTCTGTTCTGCTGAGTCTATTAAACCTTGTATGTCACCACTCGCTGCTGATTTACCTGCGCTGTAGTAGTCTTTAAGTAATCCCATTACTGGCACGTTGTCTTTCATAAATCTAAATGTTTTATTAGAGACTTGTTCAGTACTGTTACCCTCTGTCGCATACTTGGCTGTGTCATAGAAACCTGTTACTAAGTCTATCGCATCAGGGTACATACCTAGTGGGGTAATGTACTTATCAGTTTGCATCTTCTGTTTAATGGTATTTATATTCGTGTTCTTCTCGAACTCGTCTTCATCACCTGTTAATGCTAAACCTACCGCTGCTAATCCTACAAACTTACTGTATCGAATTAGTCCTGACAGTGCTGTGTTTAACGCAACACCCATTACCGCTTCTGTATCAGCGAACGCTAAACTACGCGCTAATGACTTGTTGTTTGCTACTATCGGCATCTGACGGAACTGGAAGATTAATGCCATCATTGGCTTGTTCAACCAACTAGGCATTTCTCCTACTAGAGTCTGTTGTATCTGCTGTGCTTCATCACGCAACATAGCGTAGTGTAGTTGTGCTACTACATCCTTGTCCCATTTGTCAATGTTTAACTTCTGTAGTATGTCACCCTTAAACTCTGCATGTTTCTTGAACATAGCTGCAAGTTCGGAGTTCTTTCCTAATGAGTCTGTTAAACCTAGGTCAGCCATACGGGAGTTACCCATTTTACCAGTGCCATTTCGGAAGTGTTTGGCTACATCTAACATAAAGCTTGCTTGTACTACACGTGATTGCGCTCTGCGTGTCATGTTGTACATACTAAGTTTACCTAATCCTCGACCTGCTGTTGCTTTAGCCGAACCAAAGGTTGCTTTGTCTGCGATAGTTGCTGTCATTTTACGTAGTGGGCTTAATTCAGACATCATGGTTTGGTCAAGCTGTATGCTATCTCTACGCATGTGTTCTAAGTCGTCAGTGATGTTAGATACACTAACTATCTCTGCCATTAAGTCTTTCTCGCTCTCAGTCTTTCTAGCCATGTTAATAATCTTCTTGGCTACTTCTGGTTGCTCGAATGCTCCACGTAGTACACGTATTGCTACTTGTCCTGTTTCAGCCATTTGTGCTGTTCCAAGACCACCCATTTTAGTGAGTGCTGATAAACGTTTCAAGGAGTTAAGTTCAGGTGCTAAACCTTTCGTCTTACTCAGTATGTTGGACGTTGGTCTACCAAACAACTGGTCGATAGTGTCCTCAAACATCATAAGGTTCTTGATTTGTTGTTGCTTACTTACACCCTTGGTCTTCATTTCGTCAACCATGTTTGCTTTAAACAAGTCTATATCAGCTTGAGAGTTCAACATACCTTTAGTGGCTTTAGTTATACCTAACCATCCTGCGGTACGATTACTGTATCTCTCTGCTACGCCTATAACTTCTGTGTCCATTAGGTCTACTAATGTACCACCCTCTACGTCTATAGTAGTGTCGAAATCATAACGTGACTTTGCACGTACATCTGTTTGCATTGACTGACTTATACCATCGAAGTTATCAAATTCACCACGCATGATGTCATTCACTAACTGTTCTGCTACTTCGTCTGCTTCTGCTTTATTCATAGGGTTTGTCTGTGACTTCTGTAGCCCTACTGAGAATCTACGTTTAGCTACATCAACACCTACTTTTGCTACCTTGTGTTTCTGCCAGATATGAGGATAGTAGTGTTTAATCTTCTTATCCTTATGGAACCCTGCTACTTGTTCATCAGCTAGGCGATTGTGGTTATGCTCCATGTATTTATCCCACTGGTCTACAAAGTCTGTTACTGACTTATCCATATGGTCTACTGGCTTACCTTGTCGTCTTAACTCTTGAACTTGTATAACGTCATTATTAAATGCGTCTACCATTGGTTCGTCTATACCTGCTTTCTCACGTGCTTTGAACTGTGTTAACGCTCCTTTACCCTTAGATGATACATAGTCTGTTATGTGTTTCTTGTAGGGAGCTGCAATTAATGTCATGGATTCAAGAAATTCACCATGCTTAATTAATGCGGCTGTAGGGGGTCTGCGAGCCATGCCACCGAATCCGCGCCCAACTTCGGTAATGTTAAACCCAAAATATTTCATGCTCGTTAAATCGCTTTCTAGGAACACCTGACCGACATCTTTTGTCCACTTTTGCATAATTCTACCAGTATAGTCTAATGCACCCGTAGGTTTCATTGCTATCTCTGCTAGTTGCTCACCACCACTCGCTACGAAGTCATGTAGTCCCACTGCTATCTTGTCAGTAGTATCTATAGTCTTCTTCTCAAGTGCTGCCTCTACTCGCCACACAGCTTCCTGTACGTCTTGTGGAGTGAACTTCGTCGTAGGTACATTACCATCACGTACTGCTGCCATGTTGATATCTTTGGCTGTTAGTACTGTTTGTAATGCTTGCTCCTTTAACTCCGCTTGTGTGGGTACTTTTGCGAATAATGCATCTAAACGCTCTTTACGCTTTTGTGGTTCGTTAGCTTTTTCAATCTCAGCATTCTTCTTGCGTACAACTGCTTCTTGGTGAACTGAATCAGCCACTCTAAGTAGGTCAGTCATATCTTGTATGCTGCCACGTTCTGACCATGCTTGGATAGTCTTGTGTGGTTTTCTTAAGAAACTCTTACGAATACGTTCTAGACGTAGTTGTTGTACTGCACGTTCATCCTTACCTTTAGGAACTGTTGCACCTGTGCGTCTGTTGATACGTTTTAGTTTATCAAGTAGCCCAGTTACATTCTTAACTGTAGGGTCGTCGAATGCTTTTACTTGGTCTTCTGTAGTAAAGCTACGAGGAAGTATTTCTCCATCACCTGCGTCTTTTATTAAAGTTACTGTAGGTTCACCCTCTTCATTTCGTAGTGTACCTACTTCACGCTCTTTGAGATTACCTACTTCCTGTACTTCTTTTGATACAGGTACAGACTCTCTACGTAACTCTTTAACACGCTGTTTGGTAATACTCTTACCTTGAGGTGATTTGGGGTCGATACCTTGCTCTGCTAACTCCTGCTGCACTTTGCGTAGAATGTCTACTCCTGTTGCTTTAGGCGCTGCATGGGGTACTACTTTAGGTTGTACTGGTATGTCACTCTTCATGCGTTCTAGTAGTAAACCGTTAAGTTGTTCTACTGTACTTTGCCATTCAGGTTGTCTACGAGCCATTTCATTAAGCTGTAGTACATCGAGTATCATTGAATTCTGTTCAGACAAGTTAGTTACTAACCCACCTAAATCTTCTGGATTCATTGTCTCACCTGCGAGTTCTTTACCTACACCACTCTTAAAGTTCTCTCTAGTAACTGGTGCTACCTTCTGTCCTTTAAAGTGTGATGAACCCATTAAGTCCATTACGTAGTTACGAAAGTCTGTCAAGTTACCACCAGTCAAAGCTTTCTCTAATGCTCTGTCTGATTTAATGGTGCGCTGTGTGTGACTAACTCGTTTAACGTCCTGTTGTAGTGACCTTGGTACCTTACCATCAGGGAAAGTTGCAGCTATATGAAGTACTTCTGCATTCATCTTTTCTAGTAATTCTTCTGGTAGGTCTGTACGTTTAGACAGTTTGTTCTGACGTTTTACTAACCACCATATAGGACTGTTCTCAGGTAACTGTGTTAGTAGTCTAGGTGTGAGTTCTCTGAACCCACTTGACTTCACTGAGTCGATTACTGCCCATTCATTAAACTTAGGTCTAACTACGCTTTGTGATGGGGTTATCTCAGAGATTTTAGTCTCGTCTTCTTTAGCTTTGAATGTAACTTGTTCGCCTAACGACTGTCCCCAGTTATTAACTGTGGAAGTTGCATCGGTACCTGCTTGTACTACTATTGACGCTGTGTATTGCACACTAGTAGGGTCAAAGTGTTGAGGTACATTATGGTGTAATGCGTTGTTCTCTATGTCACGAGCAAGTTGTTTATACTGCTCTCGCATAACAATCCAGTCACCACGCTTACGGAGTAATGGTTTTACACCACCTTCTACAAGTCCACCTATGCCTAGACCAAATGCACCACCAAATACCATTTCCATCATGTGATCTTTCGAGTTATACGTGTGGTCACCTGATAGTCTAGGGTACGTTTGTATAGCGGTTTCCGCTACACCTGCCCCTGTCCATGCAGATAACTTGGCTACGTTTGTGAATACCTGTCCTTGTGCCCAAGTACGTGTACCTGCCATGTACGCTCCCTGAGAGAACGTCTTAGCTGCTTGTACACCTGCCATACCTGCTTTAGCTATAGGAGCCGCAGGGATAATCGTCAAGGGGTCTGCTATGATAGCTGCTGCACCATAACCAAACTGTGCGTACCATGCAAGATTATCAAACACTTTATTGTTCTTAATATCTTCTTGCAACTGGTCTTTGTATTTCATTGCAGAGTACTCGTTAAAGTTCTCCGCTTCTTCCAATACCAGTGCATGATACTGTGGTGCTAGTCCTTTAGTAAGTTCGTCCTTACCTATATCGTAGTCACCACCGAAACGTCTTGCACGCCCTAGTTCACTAGTATCCTGTAGGTTAGCCATACTGTTCATTTGAGAGAACGAGGCATCCATCTTTTGCCAAAATGTTGGTAAAGCGTCAGGACGTTTAGTTTGTGTCAAATGCGAATTACGTACTGCACGATTGTACATAGCCTTGCGGTCAGACCGTCTAAAGAACCAGTCCATAACAGACTTACTATCACTAGTGTCTATCTGTGTTAAGTCCTTGTGAGACTCACTTCCCCAACCTGCATTCATGTGTCTAAATCTAGCCACTTTACTTGGGTCAGTATATAAGTTCTTCATGGCAGTATCTAAGTCTGCTTGAGTAGCTGTGCCATTCTTGAAGTCGTTATATGTTTTAGTGAACGAACCTTGTTGTTCTTTGACTACGTTGTACTCGTCTTGTGTCAACGGTTCGCGCATGTCACTATATTGGTAAGGTGTATTCTTTGAGAAGTATTCTTTGTATTCATTATGTAAGTTAGGGTCTTGGTGTTCACCATACTTCGTGTAGTATGACGTATAACCTTGGTCTAATTTAACGAACTGGTCGTCAATCTCTACACCATCAATTACACGCGATACACCTGATACTGTTCGACCGAAGTGGTCTTTCCCATAATCGTGCTTGATTAGTTCACTACCTGTAGGCATAATATCTTTAGCAAACTCTGTTGCTTGTTCACCTTCTGGTGTGTTTCTACGCTCGTCGGGGTGTACTGATTCAGGTGTGTCTATGAATCCTTGTCTTACTGTCTCACTAGAATGAAGTTGATTACCTTTACCCTGTGAGGTGACAATTGTATCACCATCTATTACTTTGGTAACTGTAGTCATATTATCTCTCTTATAAGTTCTTTAAGTTGTCAAGGCTACTACGCAACCACTCAGTTTCTTTGAGTTCTGCTTCTCGCCTAGCCGTTTCGTGCATTTCTGCTACTCTTGCGTTCTGTTTCATAGCGCGAGTTATCTCTATCAATTCTTCTACAGGTAACGATACAGGAGTCTGAAACTTAGGGTGGTCAATGAGAATACCTTGTGTGTTGTCTAATACTGTGATTGTTAAATCTACACTAGACAAGTCTCCAATACTCTTTGCTGTGTCACCTTGGGAATCTTCTGTTTTACCAAGTCCTGCTGCTAGTACACCCTGCATTATATTAAAGTTAGGTGTTTGTATAGCTTCCATTACTTGAGGTAAACTGTAACCGTTAAGGTCTTTCTCGAACTGTTCTGCACCATAAATCATTTGACCACGATACATACTACCACTCGATTGTAATGAATCGTACAGGTATTCTTTAGCGAAGTCGTGACTACCCTTACCTAATCGTAAGCCTCTATTATAAGAGTCTATGTATTGGTATAGTTCTGTACTGTTGGGTTCTCTAGCAATCTTGTTGTTAACTAACATAGTTACATGGTCTTGCTTAGATTCGTGCTTAACTAATCCCCAATCCTGTATAGTAGTATCTCGCCCTTCATCCCATAGTTGTACTTCACGCTCAGTTTGCTCTAATGTTTTACCATTACGAGTTGCCGCTTGTACTACTACAAACCTATCATAGTCCTGTGCACCTAATTCTGTACGTAGTCTACCACGGTTAGCTGAACTCATTTGGTTGATAAGATTAAAGCTTCTTACACCTTGTTCATTCAGTTGCCCGTTTTCATCACGTAATGCAGGACTAGTCATACCTGATACTAATGAGGTTGCTAATGCTTTCCCCATAGTTGAATCGAAGTCTGACTGTGCCCATTGCTGTATAAATGCTGTACTTGCTTTAGGGTCAGACAATACTGCGCTCGTAGCTTCTTCTGCTGTGAGGTTGTCTTGACCAATAGCGTTACCTACAATATCTGTGAGGTTACTATCTGCCGCCGCTTTGGACTCTTTAATAGTCGGGTTGATACCATTAATTGCCGCAGCGTTGCCATTGGTTGCTTGTATTTGTGCAAGCTTTAATTGGTCTGCTGTCGCGGCATCTGTGGCAGTTTCAGCGTAGTTGGTAATAGCTTTATCTACTATTGTTGCAACTGACTTTCTCATAGCACTAGTGTTCTTCTTATACAAGTCTGTGCCTGATGTTCTATCTTCGTGTTCCACTAGAGTAGCTTCGATGTCTTTCATTGTCTGCTCAAACTCTTCTTCTGTTTTCACAGTTTGTAGTTGTGCGTCTAATTCATTGACTGACGTTACCATACGATAGTTTGATTCTTTATCGTAAGTTGCTATTGCTTTGTCTGTTGCTGCCAACTCTTTAGTAGACTTGCCTTTATACCACCCTGCACCCTTCATCATGTTGTAGATACCAATGTTCCCGTTCTTTAGGGAGTGGTTGATTTCTTCATCCATTACGGTGCGTTTGGCTGTATCAGACATACCCACAGGGAAGCCTTCTAAGTTAGCTAGTCTACCTGCTGTACCTGCTAGTTCCTCTGCCTCGTCTGGTGTTGACACTAGGTTTGCATTAATGTTAACTACATCAAATACACCTCGTACCCATTCACTTGCGAGTCTACGGTTCTCCATTTGCTTGAAGCCATAGTGTGACTTAGCTTGTGCATGTACTAACTTCTCTGATGATGCCGCCCATTGATTAGTAATCAACTGCTTGGTTTCAGGGTCGTCTGCGTGTTGTTCTAGTTGCACATCTAATGCGCCTTTCAAACGGGTAGAATACTCTTCACCTGTGTCGGCTGCAAATTCATCTATAGTAGATGCTTGTTCTATGTACATCTGTTGGATGTTGTTTGTTACTGCACGTTGCTGTGCTGCACGGTACTCGATGTCTTCACCGAATACAAACTTCTCCCAACCTACACGTTTCTTACCTTCATCAATGGCGTTAACTGCTTTGTCGCTACCTTGTCGTATCGACGCGTCTAGTTTACGTTGTTCATTAATATTGTTTGCTTCTGCTGCTAATAATCCTTGGAGGCTATTACCTAGTGAAGCACCTAAGTTACTTACTCCTGCACTTACGTCAGACTCCACTTTCACAGACTGTGACGTACCACTACCTTCAAACTTACGAACCGCAGGTGGGTTTACTGTACCTGCGTTCGCGTCTGATGTAGCGTTTCTTGCAGGTAATCCAAACTCTGCCATGTTAAATCCTCGCTGTACCTACATCTGTAGGCGCACTAGCTAGTGCTTCACCTATTTGTAAATCGTTTACATCAATCTTAGATGCAGCGTTAAGTAAGTTACCTACTATAGAGGGCTCTCTGTGCTGTATGTTTGATTGCATATTCATGGTCGCATTAAATACTTCTGTACGTAGAGTTTCTTTAGACTGCTCTGCTTTCCGCTTGTTACCTGCTATAGCAAATGATTCATTCGCCTCGGTCTGGTAAAGAGCTGCTTCTACTGAACCACCATTTACTCCTGACGCTGCCGCTTGCACACGGATTGCTGCTTCTGCTTCATCCTGTTGTTGTGCTACTTTCACGTTGGACAGTATTCTATCTTGGTTTACTGCGTTGATGTTCCTACTTGCGTTAGTACGAACTCGACTGGCTGCTAGTTTACTAGAGTAAGATTGGAACTCACTGTTGTATCTAGCAACTGTTTCTGCTGATTCTACACCTGCTAAACCGCTTGCGAATTGAATACCCGACTGTACTGCCATTGCGTACATTGCCATTATATTCTCCCACTTGTTTTATGATACTGACCAGACCAACTTATACCTGCTATAGTCATACCTAAGAAACCGTCTGTACGTAATTGCGTCTCAGAGTGTTCTGCTTCTTGTGAGTAACTGAACTTTAAGTCACCTGTCAGTGCGTTTCTCTCACCGACTGTTGTAAGTATATTACCCATAACTTTACCAGTGAATTTCTGGTCTGCTACTGGTGCGTACTTAGCGAGTGTTCTTAAAATTAGTTCGTGTGTGTCTACTACGTTAATAGTCCACCGCGATATTCTAATACGGTCAGTTGTTATTGGTATACCTTCTTCATCTCTTCTATATGGACGAGTTAGTGTGTACCATGACGACCATGGTTTACCTATGTACACTTCACATGCTTGACCATTAGATATACCTTCTTCAAAGATAAGTTGGTTGCCTTGTTGTGTGTACGGTACTTCCCATAATGGGTAGCTAGTATTCAAGCCACTAACTAACATGGTGTCTTCTGCTATTATGTAACCGTCTGGTATAGTTATTGCAAATCCATCTGACGCTACTGTAGTCATATAATCTAAGAATACTTCGTCAGTATCAGTAGTTACTCTGTCGTACAGACGTACTGTTTGTATTACAATACTCTCGCTCTCTTTAGAGATTACCGTTAGTGTATCATCTTTGAATTCTAGACCAATGATGTGTACAGTTTCAGGAAACTCCCAGATACTCCACGACTTTTGTACCTTCTTAGTGTTATGTATGGTGTACTCAAATATAAATACTTTATTAGAGTTATCTATATTGTCTGTTGTCATAGCCACAATATTGGAGTTAACACTACCTACTAGGTGTGTATGTGTTCCTTTCATGTAGTTTACAACGTGACGAGTCATACTGTCACCTGTGTCCTGCTCAGTATTCTTACGTGTGTCATACTCTAGCAATCCTGCACTAGCTCCATGAGACATAGGTATTAATACACTATCACCCATTTCTATAGGTGACACGGTAGTTACACATTCAAATGAGGCTACCTTTGGCATAGATACTGTTTGTGGTGTTATTGCTTGTTCACCTGTTATCTTGTACTGACCATTTTCTGCTGTGAAGAATAAGTCTTTATTGTGGTTGCTTATAAACTGTATGTTGTTAGTATCAACTGCATTAGAACTTATATGTATAGGGTCGGTTACTAATAATGTAACGGCTGATGCTCTCCACCAGTTTAGTAAGTCGTCGGTCTCTGTCATAAAGACTTCACCATCGGCTATAAATACTAAACGATTTTGAAAGTGTCCTATGTCGTCTATCTTCTTACCTATAAATTTAGGTACTTTAGCGGAATTGTCGTCACCTGTTCTACGCTCTTTCCAACTCTCTGCATCATATACAAACTGTGTATCATCCCATTGGATGCGGTGAGGCATGTTAGTATTATCTAGTGCGTATGGTTCTGTCGGTGCACGTGTTTCTGCCCACACAACTTCTTCCATGTAATAATCGGGGTCTGCTTCATTCTCAACTGTTCTAGCTGCTTTTAAGTAGTAGATACCCTTTTCAGATAGTGGGTTAGGTTTGATTTGTACTATAGAACCATCTATTGCATATAGAGGTAAACCGTCTACATTTTCAATAGTTCTGTTTATAGCTACTGTTGACCTATCACCTTGACCAGTCATTACATATATGTCTACGAAGTCAGAGTTGTCGTTTAGGTATATAGCCACAGACGAACCTAGACTATACGCAGTCTTTGTTGTGTTAAACCACGCCTCCGCGTTTAGGGCTGCTGCTAGTTCTGATGCTACATTAGCAGTTGCTCTCGCTTTGTCTGCTGTGTCGTAATCAGGTGTTGCTCCTAAGTCTGGAACTTGGAAGTGTACCTGTGTGGCAGGTGAATCTGCTATACTACCCACACCAACTGATACTGTCTCACCATAGTTTAGTGCGCTAGTAACATTAATGTATGATACTTTACGGTAGTCTGATTCAGTGTCCGTAGACATGTAGGGTGCTTTATCTTTATTCAACACATACGTGGTATCTTTTACTGTTTTAAGTACAGTGTTACTACCTATGTAATCAGAGAAGCCTGTCCACGTATCTTCTAATTCATCGTTCTTGAAACAATAAATTGTACCCAATGTCTTGTCCACTATAAAGCGGAATGTGTCATTGTCTGATTGATAAGAGTGTTGTATAAAGTCGTTGTCTAACGTTATACCGTTAAGTAGTTCTTTGTGCCAACGTAACGATGGTCGTCTTGTTAACTTGTTCACAGGGTCAGAGCGTAAGTTTACTTGCTCACCTGCTCGACCAATTGCTCTGTTTCTAGGAGCTAATGTACTAACCCCTTGTATCGGAGTTGGTAGGTTACTTTCTATTCTCATATCTGTCCCTAACCGTTTGGTCGTAGTCCTATGTTCGCTCTGTTGTACGGTTGTACACCACCACGTGCATAGCGTATGCGACTGTTATTAAATACATTCACTTGTGTTGATTCTAAATCTTCTGCATCTAGTTCCAACTTAGCCATACCTGCTTTAACTTCAAAGCGTTGTGCTTTAGTAGAATCTTCTATCTCGTCGTCTATAAAGTCTACTGCTGCTGTGTATGCTATGTAATCCTGCATAGACTCCGGTAATACTACCCATTCAAATCGACGTACTACTCGTATAGTTTCTACTGAGGTATTTATCAGATACGTTTGATTTATCTTGTCGTATACTTTACCGCCTCTGTTTACGTAGTCACTAATACATGGTACAAACTTGACAATTTCTTTTGGTATTGATACCTCACCGTCTACATTGGCTTGATACGTTACCGCATAGTCTGTGTTGTACCACCACCCTCTCTTTTGTACTCTATTAGATACACGACTTAAAGTCGCTCTCGCGTTAGATACATCAGGTTGGTCGGTGCTTATCGAATTGACAGGGTTGGAACCTATTGCTCGTAGCATCATATTGACTGCTTCTAGTTCTGTCATTTTGTTATTCCTTGCAAGAGAAAAAACATATATCCAGCCACGGACATATGAAGAGTTTAAAGTAACTCTTATAAGAGAACCTCGTTAGAAGTCCTCCTAAAGTATTACTTATTGTCTACGCTACGGAAGACTTAAAGATACCACCTGCCATTTCGGCACGGTTTGGTGTTACTGCGAACGCTAAGTAGCTATCAATGAACCACTGCATTTCTTTCTTATCGAAGTAAACGTCAGAAGTTAATGGGATAGTCTCACCTGCTAGTAATGCTTTTGGCATTAATAAACAAGCTACACATTTCTCGTCGTTAGCTGTTACGTCATACGCGTTACCATTACCTGCGTTAGATAAGAAGTGTGTAACTCCTACGTCTGTTGCTTTAGGGAAACGGTTAGTAACTTGAATACGAATACCATTCGACTTCAATACGTTACCTTCTGCGTAGTCACCATTACTGGTAGAGAAGTCACGACTAACTAACTTGTCGTTCTTCAATAGCGCGTAGTATTGAGCAGGGCGAACTAAGATAACTGCATCTTCTAATTCTACGTCCTTCTCTTCTACTTTCTGACTCAAGTCCTGAATAGCAATTTCAAATGCTAACGGGTCTAACTCGTCATCTACTGCGCTTAGTACTAATACTGTACCACCTTGGAAACCTTCTGGTGCTGTGCGTACGATGTTGGCAGGAGTCTCACCTGCCCAACCACCTAACGTTACACCCTCTGGGTCTACGTTGGTAATCTGACTTGCCTTGATACCTTGGATAAGGAATGACTCGTCAAAGAACTTACCGATAGTCTTACCATGTTCTAAGCCGACTTCCATGCGAGTGTTGATGTGAGATAAGAAAGCATCTAATACGAATTCGTTAGAACGCGCTAATACTACTGTATCTACTTTAACACTGATGTTGTCGAAAGTTGGTGAACTATCAGTCGGACGTACACCACGAGTTACTTTCTGTAACGAACTATAACCGATACGGTCATTAGTAATCGTGTCTGTACCACGTACTGTTTTGAAGTTAAAGAACTGGCGCATGAAAGACTTCTTCAAGAAACGATGTTCTACTTCACCACCATACTGTTCAATGTAACTTTGTATTCTAATCACTGCGTTAATGTGACCACGTTCTCTTATGAACTGCTGCATGTTCCCATACAGAATAGACTATATCTTATACCATGAATGGTATGATGGCGCTTCGAGTTCACTTGAACCCTACTCCTCCCTTGAGGATAGTCGTTGCACCTTACTTAGTAATCGGGTAATACTTACCATTGTCATTAATGACTCTATTAACTGTACCATTACCTACACTAACTTCTCTAGCTATCTTTCGTTGACTCCAGCCTAGTTTACTAAGTTCTTTTATCTTAGTTGCGAGTGCTGGTGTTACTACTGCTAATGAGTGTGTATATCCTGTTTGTCTAGTTAATCCTAATGCGTGTGCGTGTATAGAGTTCTCTCTATGTGTTACCCACTCTAGGTTGTTCACATGGTTGTTTTGTTTATTACCATCTTTATGATTTATACAACGTTTATCATGTTCGTTGTCCTCACCAAATAACTCCATCACTAGCCTATGCGGGTATATATTCTTATACCCTGCATCACCTGTGTGTGAGCGTAGTTGTATTCTTAAATACCCATGACCGTTGTCGAACGGTTTCTTCCATAGGTTACTTTTGAACGACCACACTCTACCTGTTACGGTTACACCATAACTAGGGAAGTTTTTATGTATTCTTAATTCTGCTTGTTGCATTTTATATCCTGTTTAACAGTTGCAATTATTACTAAGTCTTGGCTCAGTATTACCCTTTAGGGCTTCCACTGAGTTCACCATCTTATAATTCTACCTATTACTAAGTAGAACGCCTTACATTATGAAAGCGGGTTGACATTACCTGTGTCCTGACCACCTTGGTGACCTGAACGTGTGATGTCTGCTGATGTTGGTTGTCCTAAAATTGACATTTATTGATTCTCCTGAATCGTTATGGTTCTCCATGTTGCATTCTTAGCTACACTATTCATGGTTAGGAGAACTCAATTTTTAATAACCGCGACTACGACTTCTGTCTCGTCTACGGTTCAATGCTACAATTTCTGGACTATTTTCGCTTTTCCCACTATCCAGTAACTTACGAAGTTCTGTGTTGTAGGAATGCTTGTCCAATGGTTTACCACCATACTCTTTCGATGTATCGTCACCCTGCATTAATTGTGCAGGTTGCGCGATAAAAGAGTCGCTGCCTTTAAAGGCTTTAATCAAATGTTCTACTGCTGCTTTGGCTTGGAAGCCACCTGCTGCAAGCATGGCATTGACACCATTTCTATCTTCTGCTGACATGTTCTTCTTAGCCCATCCACTAAGCTCGTTCCAAGTGTCCTTACCCGATTGGGTAGTGGTATCTTTGAAAGCTTCTTGTACGGAACTAAAAATCTGTTTGTCTGCTGCTTTTGCTGCACCTACATTGGATTCGTGTATAACACGTAGCTTATCTGCTATTAATCCTGCAATTGCTTCACCATGTTTGTCTACTAGAGCTTTCATGGTTTCTAATGGTATCGCACCGTTTTCTTGAGTCACACCTAACGCTACGTCAGATGGTTTCAAACCTGCATCAGTCAAAAATGACTCGACCTGTTTTACTGCGTCTGCGTTGAACTTTGTGGGTTCTGGTGTGGGTTCCTCTTTTGGAGGTTCCTCACCTATTGGTGCTTCTTTAACGGGGTCACCATCTGGTGTAGGTTCTTCCTTTACAATAGGCTCCTGTGTAGGTGCTTCTTTTGTAATGGGGTTACCCTGTTCATCTAAGTTTGGGTTGTTCTTCCAATCTTGATTCGGTGATGGTGTCTCTGTCGGTGTACTATTGTCTGGTGCTTTTATTAGGTCTGTCATTATTGTTGTCCTGTGGCTCGGTCAACCGCCCCTGCTTCCATACCTGCCGCCGTAGCATTCTGCTGTGCTTCTTGCGTTTGGTCTTTCTTAACCTGTTCATCACTCTTTAAGATACTCTTATAGTCGATACCGTGTCCTGCACCAAGTACTGATATTACACCATCAAAGTTGAGGCGTAGTCGTACTTCTTCTGGTACATCTGCAAATGCGGCTAAGTCTGCTACAAATGCTCTAGTTCTGTCTAATTCTGAGTTCCTTGATAGAGACTCTAGTCCAGTAACTACTACTGGTTCTACGTCTTTAAATAAGGGGTCTAATTGTGCTAACAAGCGTTTAGCTAAAGGTGTTTGAAGTTCTTGTGCTAAACGTGAATATACACCACCTAATGAGCTTTCCAACTCTTGGGCTTGCATTCTAATTTCTTCTGCTGTTACACGCTCTGCTTGTCGTGTTACACCTGTGTTCATTAGAAACGCTGCTGATATTCGTCGTTCTATTTTTGTAAACTGGTTATCTAAGAATGTACTCGCATCTGATACGTTTGCAGTGTGTACGAATATGTCTTCTTCTCTACCATGTACATAGTCCCCTGATGCAGCTTCGTTTAGTTTCCTAACGTCTGTCATACCTGCGGGGTCAACTAACACTTTCAAGTCAGTTACTATAGTGGTGTAGTCTAGTATAGCCTCAGCTATTGTAGACAATGAGTGGAAGTCACCTGCGTACAACTCAACTAGGCTTGAGCCATAGTCTTTGTTACGTGATAAGTTCCAAGTTAAAGGAACCCATGGTAACGCATCTTCTGTGTATCGTCCGATTGATTTATGGCAACTACATATATCTTCTAGCTCTTGCCATACTACATATTGGTCTTTGCCAACTTTTAGTATACCTGTGTAGATAGATATGTCTGCATCTGCTTCGTAACTTTCCTTTGCTGCTAATGCTGCAAGTTCGTCACTTAGGCTAGATACTGACTTTGTTTCTCGTATGATTAATTTTACTAAACCACCACGTAAGTCACGTAATATTGTGTAGTCTCGCACTGAGTAGTTTTGCATCTTTTCATCTGGTGGTATATATAGCAGGCTGTTACCTGTTACCACTAACTGAGTTATTATATCTGTTAGTACCACTCGACCATTAAGCTTTTCCATTTCACGTAATGCTTTACGTTCCATTTCTGCTAACGACTCTTCTATTTGTGCTTTATTCATCCCTGTGGTAGCAGTAACTCCCTGCATCTGCTTGTCTGTTAGTACTACTCGGAAGAACGGTCGTGATGGTTGAAATAGTGCCATCATTATTTTATTGGCTAAGAATGTAACTGCTTGCGCTCCTACCGATTGGTAGTCACCCTGCATTTCATCCTCTGATGTCAACGGGTCATTCGGGAATATATTTGGTATAGTCCACCCTGCATACTTCTCTGAGTTTGTCAGGACTGTCTCTCGTTTGGCATCACCATCTGCGAACTCACCCTTTAATAAGAAGTCTGTTCCATTTAGATATTTCTGTTTGTGCTGTTCAGGTGTCATAGTGTCTCCTAAATACGCACTGTGTTAGATGTGGTTTCTTCATCTAGTTCATCATCATCTACTTCTAGTGATATCTGTGCTAGTTGTCCAATACCTTCACCTTCTGTTTCTGCGAATACTTCTGCTTTTCTCGCTTGCTTCTCAGCGTCGAGTGCATCCTGCTTTGCGCGTTTGGCTGCTTTCTTATTCGCTCTTTGCTGTATAACAGTACTACCTATAGAGGTTACTGCTATCACTGCTGTGGCTACCCAACTCATGGTTTATTCTCCAAGCGTTTGTCTAATTCATCGTAGTCATTAACAATAAACTCTTCTTCAATGTCTACTTCATTAGTCTTGTCTGTTGCTATAAACTCTGTCCACACTGTATCTTCAAGTGCGAAACCTGCTCGTTTAACGCCAGCTTTGCTTATGAATATTGCAGGTGCTTCTATTATCTTTAGACCTTCATCAGTAGCAATCTTTATTGAGCCTTGACTTACTACATTAATCTGGTCTATCAAATGAATCTTACCAACGAGACATGTGCCTTTTTGAATACGTATGGTTCTAGCGTACACACCATTACAGAATAACTCCTCTATGGGTGTCTCAACACTATGAGTATCTTCCATACTCTTACAAGCTTGTTCCAATTGTTGCAGTCCAACTCGTCGCTGTGCTACTGTCATTGTCTTCCACTCATTATCATTGAAGGTCAATTCCACCTTTACTCCTTACTTGCATGTCAATCCAGTCTATTACAGATTGTTGCCCTGCTTTATACTGAATCGTTGCTAGAGTGTCTTTTGGTTTAATTGGTTCTGCTTTGAATACTTGTCGTAGGTACATTATGTCTCGTCGCATCAACCCCGTAGGGTCTTTTTTAACGATGCTATTTTTTGTATCGTCCATTGTTATGTCCTGTTATGTGGCGGTTAACCGAAAAAGTACTGTGCCTCAGTAATCTCCGTTATGTCTAAATCGCCTCTCTCCAACGAGCAACCCACTAATCCTACTTGCGTTGCCCAACTTTCTAGAGGGTCATATTTCATATAAATATACTTAAATGCTTTACGTATAATACTTGCTAAATGTTCTGAGTGTCCTGCGTGTACACCAAAATCATCGTGTATCATAGCAAATGCAGGAGCATCTATATTATTTACGGTTAGCACCATATGTGAACTATCAATACTGTGTACAAAATTAGGACTTATCCCACTACGCTGTGTGGACACTTTAGGATGCGCCTCATTAGGTGAACCCACAGTCAGACGAATACCACCATTAAGTTGTGTTCTTACGGTTACTACGTCCCATTCTGCATAGTGTTGGTACACTGGAAACCCTAACGGAGTTACCCATTTAACAAACGTCTTAGGGGTGTTTCTCTTTAGCCATGACATTGCGGCTCGCGCTGCTATCACAACTTCCCCTATCGACTCCCATAATATAGGTGTCAAATAGTTTGCATATTGGAACCTGTATTCTTCGGGTAAATCAAACTTACTCCAATTGTCTTCTAACCAATCTAGAATGTACATACGGGCTGAACGTTGAGTCGCACCATAGGGTAGTGTCATTACAGGACGCTTTGCACACTTTCTAGTTATACCTACTGTGTACAACTTCTGTGCCATAGGGTTGTCTATTACGCGCAGTTTGTCTGCACACACATCGGCAACTTCCTGATAGATATCCATGGGTTTATCACATGGTAACAAGTTAGTCGCTCGTCCACCAACTTCGTCTCGAAGCATTGCGGAGAAGTGTTGAAGTCCATTGCAGCTACCATCTTGCCCCACGGGGATTTGTGACTCTGCTTTAGGATTTCTTCCATAGTCGCAGTTAGCCCACTCGAAACAGAATGCCAAGAACTGGTATGGTTTGTCTGCTGCTCCCCAATAGTCCCTGCTGGATATAGGGTCTATAACTGTTTCTCTAATTGCTCGCTCATGCTCTTGTATAAACGAGACTCTATCGCCATAGCTGACTTTGTCGTTTCCATAGGTATTGGCTCCATGTACCGCTAACCATCTTACTCCCGAATCTCCCAACACTACTTTGTCTTTAAACTGTAGTAGTCCCTTCGCTGTGTCTGCACCTTGTGGTGATAGTACTGCTGTTGCACAGTATATCCGCCCTCTAAAGTCACAGTTGTACGCGAAGTAGAATTCGTCCCATTCATATAACTCTTCTGCAAGTTTGCGCCCTTGCATGTATAAAAGGACTTTGCCTTTACGAGTCATTTCTTTACGGTATGCTTCCTTAGCGGAAACTTTCCAGTTGGTTACTTCTTCTTTTTGGGGTTCAGTTAGGTCGTCTTTGTCGATGTCCTTTAAATGTTCTGGGAATGGTGGTGGTTTTATCTCCACGTTACTAGGTAGTCCTACCTGTAATCCTTTTTCAAACACTTCTTTTTGGATATCGAATACGTTCTGGTTAATACACCACTTAGTCTTTTGAATCTTATTAATAGCTGCTATATGCTGTTTAGGCGTATGCTTCTTAATAAACTTCTTAGCTTCCTTACCTCTTGTTTTTATTAGTGGTAATCTTGCTTTCATCGTGTGTGTATAGTAACCACCTACACCCTCACCATCCCAGTCTACTGGTTGTATCTTTAGTGGTAATAGGTATGGGTACATGAAGCCACGAGTCGTCTCAAACTCTGTTAGCCATTTCTCAAACTCCATAGTCACACTGAGTATCTTCTGGTGTCCCTTGGGTTTCTTTATAGCTTCTATATAGAATACCTCTGGGAACACTTCCATTACTACTGCTACTACGATTTGTCCAACTACAACTCTCAATGCGGTGGTTAATTCATTCCACTTCATATCGAATTCTTTGAACTTTAACATTAGTACTTTCTGCATGTGAGTCACGTCTGTTAACTTTTGTGACTTGAATGATTGTATTACTTTATTGTAATACGCTTCATTCTCATTTTGAAATATTGTACATTTAGCCTCTACTTCTAGTGTCTTACCAATTGAAGCACATAGACCTACTAATGTCTTGTTGTCTTTCTTACTGCGTATAGCGTCTTTAAACATTGCAGTCACACCCATGTAAGCTACTTTAGTGTAGTCTCCCATTGCCAACATTTTAAGATACTTCTTATACTTGGCTCTAGTGTGTGCTGATTTACCACGCTTTTTGTTTTCTGTACGAAACTCTAATATGGTTGCAACTTCTATTAAGCGTTCTTGTAATAAATAGCTGACCGTATCTGTTTGTTCTACTTGACCTGTATCTTTAAGTCGTTGTTGATTTGCGCAATAGCGTTCTGAGCCGCGTACAGCGCATTCTTGTTCCCATTCAATCTGGTCTGCTATATTCATTACTTGCTCTTCTTAGTTGCTCGCTGCTTTCTTGCCTTAGTATTTCTGGCTAGTCGCTTTTCATCAGCTGTTTTATGTGATGGGTGTAGGTATTTATACTTAGGTGGGTTGCTCCCTTCTAGGTATTTACCTAACCCTACCACAAACTTCTCTGATGTAATCCCTGTGTGCCCACGTTGTGCTAGACTCTTTATCCGTCCTTCAATCCCATTACAACTATTGTGTAATGCGCCTCGTATAAAGCCCGTTTTGTGGTCGTGGTCTAGCACAGCGTAGTCTCTACTTGTGAAATGATGTCCACAAATAGCACACTTATTCTGCTGTTTAGCGACTAACTTACTAAGTATAACTGGTACTTGTTGTACTGTTAGTCTGGTAGCCATTAGTCTATCTCATGTTGTAGTTTATCATGTCTGACTGCTTTGAACCGCGGCTCCCGATAATGCCCATCAGGTAATAATTTCATAGCTTTAATCTCAACGACCTCACCTATAATCATTTCCTTCTGTGTCCACCAATCATCACGTTGCTTGTCAGTCATACCTGAGATGAGGTGTGTAGTACCATCTTTGGAACGGCAACGTAAAGCACCCAATGTGTTAGAGTATTTACCCTCACCCTTCTCCATACCAACTACTACTAACTCTGCGGTTACTTCTTCCTTAATCTTCATCAAGGTGTAGTTGCGTTTGTCTGGACAGTACAGTTCATGAGCTGCTTTAAGTATGATACCTTCGTGACCATCAGCCCACATATCTTCACAAACTCTCTTGTGGTCGTCTATGTTAGTTGACTTGTAGTGTATCATTGCTAGTTTAACTTCTGGTAAGTTTACCTGTTTAGTAAACTGTCTAGCTTCTGCGTAGCGTATAAGGAATGGTGCGTTAATAAATATACCACCTGTAAAGTGTAATAAGTCATGTACTCTGATATACACGCCTTGTGCTATTGCTTTACGATTAAGTATACCATTGGTTGTGGCAAAGTCAGTCTCGTGACCTGATACCATAATTTCAAATACTACTCTACTACTAAACGTTGATGATTGGTTAGCTTGAATCTTCTTAGCCAACTCTACACAAGATGGTATCTCTCTACCTGCTCTTGAGTAAATCTTACCTTCTTCGTAGTAACCATACCAACCATCATATTTAATGAATGACCAGTACTCTATGCCTAAGTGTTTAGGTTTCTTCTTCTCTTCTTCTTTATACAGATGAAGTGCTTTCTGTGGTTTCATACATGCCTCTTTAGATGCACTAACATATAGTCGAATGTCTCTGCAAGCTCGTTTATGTTACTGTCACGGAGTCTCTCAATATTAAAGTTATGCTCTACTCTCCTGTCACCTGCGTATAAACGCAGCACTATATTGTCTTCTCGCAACCGTACAGACACTTCTATGTCGTCGTGTATCTCTGCTAGGTTACGAAGTGCATCGAATAAATCAAATTTTGCTTGTACTCTATGCTGACTTAAGCGTATCTGTGCACTGTTCATCAGCAGTTCTCCCTAGACGCACACCCCAAAAGCCTAGCTCTTTGAGTACACGTTTGTGTTGTTTCTCTTCTACACCCATTGCTGATAGGTATTCTTTAAGCTTACGCTTGTTTGTTCTAGGACAATCTGAATTTGTCTCTATGTGGTCAAATGTGACTGAACCTTCTCCACCGTTCTCACCTTCTTTCTCATTTCGTGCTACTACGAACTTCATACTTTACTCGCTAGTTCTTTATTGTGATGTATGTATTTTAGGATTGTGGTGCTACGTGCTTTTTTAAACTCTTCTACTGCACACGCGTTTATGTCACCTGCCCTAAATAGTAACTGTATCGCATGCACTACATGAGCTACTTCTTCTTCTAGTAACTCTGTATTGGTTTGAAGTGTTTTTGGGTGTCTACTGTCTATACCATGGCGTAGTATTTTTGCTACAATTTGTTGTACTTCACTACATTCCTCGACTAGTATTGCTAATCTTTCTAGTAATGCTTCATCCATTACACACCTGCCTTTATTTGTATGTATGCGAGTCTTTTAAACTCTTTCAATGCTGTTACTTGTGCGCCACTGAAACCACATGCTAATCCACTCTCTTGTAAGAAGTTTATAACGTCACTTGGTTTACCTGTTCTACGCATCCATAGTAAGAACGCTTGTTCTACTAACATTTCCACAGCATTCGTATAGTGTCCTTGATAAGCCTCTAAACAGCGCTTTGCAGCTTCTCTATCGGTACGGACACCTTTTAGTATAGCGACAGCTTTTGCCTCGCCACATTGCAGCGCCTTGCGCTTAGGATTGTACGTTTTAGTGGGCAAATAGCGATTGGCTAATTTACCAGAAATTTTAGGTAGACCTGCAATATTATCGGCAGTATCACCCATCAATAATTGATGCCAAAACCACCCTGTGCCGTAGCCTACGAGCTTAGGTTGAAGATTTCCGACATCTTGATATGAAACTGTGCCATATCCATTTGCACGTACCATTTTGCCTGTCTTTTGGTCACAATGGAGTCCCATTGCCATATTCAAGTCTTTGTCACCTGACATTATCACCGACAAGTTCTTAGCATTCTCTATACCACTATGTAACATCTTGTGTTGATGTTGTGTCATCGAGTCATCGGCTTCTTGTAGTAAGTTAACTACTGGTGTGACATTCTCAGTCTGGTAGCTAACAAGGAAGTTACGTAGTATTGCTACTCGTTCTTTAACCTCAACATTCTGCCCTGAGCGTTGTGCCTGATAAGGCTTAACTGTTGCAATTTGTTCTCGTCCACCTTTCATACCTAATGTGATATGATTGTTTACGAATTGCGCTCCTGCTAATTTACGTTTAATCTCTATGTGTTTCTTTAGTGCTCTGATGTTTGAATCCACTGACTCGTCTAACCAACAACCACATTCGTAGGCTCCAAAATCTGCGTCATACTGTAGAATTCTCCCACTTACGTAGGCGTTTTGTTGACTGTCAGATTGTGCTGCCGCCTTTGCCATCTCTGTAATATTCATGCTCTAATTCTGTCCTATCTTTCTTTGCTTGTTCTAAATCGAAAGTTGCTTTCTTTCGTCGTCTACCATTTATTGTATTAACGTATGCGTAGAATGAACCACTTCTGTTTACACCTACTCCCTTTACACCTGTTGTGGAGTGTTTACGCAAACTGGTGTTTCTGCAATTTTCAGTGTTTGTGACCTCACGTAAGTTGTTAGGGTGGTTGTTTGTTTTGTCTCTGTCTATATGGTCTACATACGCAGGTAAATAGCCGTGAACTAACCCAAACACTATTCTGTGTATTCTGTAAGGTACACCATCTATAGATGTAGTCGGATAGCCTAAGCTATCCAACCCACCTAATAATGGTCTGTCTTTATAGATTGAGAATACAATGTTATTTCGTAATTCGAATTTAGATTGTATTATCTTTATCATTAGTCGTCCAAATCCATACCGTCTAAATCGTCGTCATTAGAAGTACCTTTATCTTCTGGTACGTCTAAATCATCTTCACCATCTAATGTGATTGTAGTGTCTTCCATTACTAGTGATTGGGTACGTGAACCTTCCCACTCTAGGTTAGCCATTACTTTCTCTTGGTCAAAGTTCAATGATTCTTCTGTCGCTGCGTCACCTTCACCTTTGGTGTAAGTTCCTTCACGGTAGATAGATGCCCACATTGCCTGTACCATTTCGTCAGACATTGTTTCGTTCTCCCATAAGAAGATACGTGGTTCATTCATTAGTTCGCGACACTGAATTTCAACTTCGTCACCATCGTCATTCTCACGAACTGGTTCACGGAATGTCCATGAGCCACCGTTGTCTAAGTTGGCGTATTTAG